CCAAGCGATGCACACCATATTGTCCAACATAACCAATACTTATGTATTCCTTTATGCAAGGATTGCCATCAGGGTAGCTTTAACGGCATACACGGACAGGCTAGGATATGGAAGGTAATGAAGCTAGATGAGATGGACGTTCTAAATTTAACGCTTGCAAATCTTTTCAGATAGCGCACAATGGACGCACTCAGTTGCCATTGAGACTTTAGAGGGACTTGTTCCCTCTTTTTTTTTATGAGATAATAAATAAACTCCATAGGGATAACCATGTCTGGTTTACTTGAGCCATCCGTAAAAATTGAGATTGAGATACAAAGCCAAGAGAAAAAAGGCGAAGCGTGTCCAGTTGCCACAGGTGACGTAGAAGTCAATCTTGAGTGTCGCCAGAAAGCCATTGATAAGGCTAACTATGGCCCAATGAATCCCAATGAGCCAAACGCTGATTACTGGCGTGACATTTCTAAGGCTTGGAGAATCTCACCTGCACAGGCTAAAAAGTCTCGTTGCGGTAACTGCGCTGCCTTTATCCAAACCCCTAAGATGCTTGCTTGCATTGAATCAGGTTTAGAGATGAACGGCACAGAGATGGATGCTTGGGAAGTCATTGATGCTGGCGACTTAGGCTATTGCGAAGTGTTTGATTTTAAGTGTGCTTCCAAGAGGACTTGTGAGGCATGGATTAGTGGTGGGCCAATAACCGAGGATGAATATGATGGGAACGACAAACCAACAAGCGATGGAAATGATGCAGAAATTGATGCAGAAGAAGCCTAAGCCAATGCCTGAGCGTGGTGAGCGTACTGCAAAGAACAAAGCAAAGAAGCCTAAAAAATGATGGGCTTGTACGCAAATATCGCTGCGAAGAAGAAGCGTATCGAGGCTCAAAAGGCTGCTGGGAAAACCCCAGAGCGTATGCGTAAGGTAGGCTCAAAAGGCGCACCGACTGCGGATGCGTTTAAGCAAGCAGCTAAGACTGCTAAAAAGAAATGATTAAACGAGGTTCTGAGCAGTTTTCTGGCTACAACAAGCCCAAAGCTACTCCTAACCATCCTACCAAGTCTCACGCTGTTTTGGCTAAGTCTGGTGAGGATGTAAAGCTAATCCGTTTTGGTCAACAAGGGGCTAAAGGCTCACCTGATGGCACGAAGCGTAACGAAGCGTTTAAGGCTCGTCACGCTGAGAACATTGCCAAGGGTAAGATGAGTGCAGCTTATTGGGCTAACAAGGTAAAGTGGTAATAAACCTTGGCTAGTGATATAAACTAGCCTTTTAACTTCACCAACCCGAAAGGGAGTGATACAACATGACACAAAATCGTAAATTAGAATGGCGTTCAGTATCTACATTGATTCCTTACGCTAGGAACTCACGCACACATTCTGATGAACAGATTGCCCAGATAGCGGCAAGCATTAAAGAGTTCGGGTGGACTAACCCAATTCTTATTGATGGCGACAACGGCATCATTGCAGGTCATGGCAGACTTTCTGCTGCTCGTAAGCTAGGACATGAGGAAGTTCCAGTTATAGAGTTAAAAGACCTAACCGAAACCCAACGCAAGGCTTACATCATTGCCGACAACCGCCTAGCCCTAAACGCAGGGTGGGACAATGAAATGCTGACTATTGAGTTAAACGACTTGTTGGCTGATGGGTTTGCATTAGACATATTGGGTTTTGACTCTAAAGAGTTAGCAGCATTGCTTGAGCCAGAAGTGGTAGAGGGGCTAACAGATGAGGATGCTGCGCCACCATTGCCTGATGAGCCTAAAACTAAACTAGGCGACATTTACCAACTTGGCAACCATAGGTTAATGTGTGGTGACAGTACAAGCGTAGATGCTGTTCAAACCTTATTAGAAGGTCAACGAGCAGACATGGTATTTACTGACCCACCATACAACGTAGCATTTAATGGGCGTAGCGGTAAGTTTGACGTAATTAAAAACGATGACTTACCTGATGACCAATTTGCCCAATTTATCCAAGATTGGTTACAAACCTTTGAGGCGTTCCGACCAAACAGCTACTATATTTGCTGTAATTGGGCTTTTTATGGCATTTTGCAATCAGCCCTTAAACCCAAGGCTTGCATTGTTTGGGCTAAGAATGTATTTGGTTTAGGTAGAGGTTACAGGCATCAACATGAGTTTATTGTGTTTGATGGCTTAATTGACCCAGACATTAAAAACGAATCAGATTTGTGGAACATTGCTAAAGATAGCAAATATGTACATCCAACCCAAAAGCCTGTTGCCATTAGTGAACGTGCCATTAAAAATAGTACCAAGTCTAAAAACATTGTATTGGACTACTTTGGTGGGTCTGGAAGCACTTTAATTGCTTGCGAAAAACAAAACCGCCAAGCTAGGGTTATGGAACTAGACCCTAAGTATTGCGATGTCATAGTAAAGCGTTGGGAAGACTTTACTGGTAAAAAAGCTATGTTAGTAAACGCTAACGAAGAACTTTCGGAGATATAAAATGCAACAGGGTAAAAAATATGAGCCTACTGATGAGAACAAGAAGCTAGTGAAGACTCTGGCTGCTGTTGGTATTACCTTTGAAGACATAGCTACCAAGCTAGATATTAGTTCCGATACACTAGTGAAGTATTACAAAAAGGAACTGGATGATGGTCGCATCGATGCTAACGCTAGTATTGGGCAGACCTTGTTCCAACAAGCAAAGAATGGCAATACTGCTGCTGCTATCTTTTGGTTAAAGACTAGGGCTAGATGGAAAGAAACCCATGCTGTTGAGCATAGTGGGCCAGAAGGTTCTGAACTGGTCATTAAATGGCAGAGTTAATAATTCCTTATAAGCCAAGGGAACACCAGTTAAGGGTGCATCAATTATTAGAAGGCAAACGCTTTGCAGTAGTAGTTGCTCACAGGCGGTTCGGTAAGACTGTTGCTGCCCTAAACCACATTATTCGTGAATCGTTGCTTAACCAAAAAGAAGCACCAAGGTACGCCTATATAGCACCGACCTACGGACAAGCCAAGCGGGTGGCGTGGGACTACCTTGTTAAGTACGCAGAGCCGTTAGGCGGTACGACAAACATCTCAGAGTTACGAGTTGACTTCTGGGGTAGGCGTATTCAGCTATATGGCTCAGACAATCCTGATTCCTTGCGAGGTCAATACTTTGATGGGGTAATCATTGATGAGGTAGGTGACCAGAATCCTAAGATATGGACAGACATTGTTAGACCAGCCCTAACAGACAGAAAAGGATGGTGTCTCTTTATTGGTACGCCAAAGGGACACAACCACTTCAAAGAACTGCGAGACAGGGCAGAAAAAGAAGAAGGATGGGGATTACTAGAGTTCAAAGCCTCTGAGACAGGGGTGGTGGATGAGGTAGAACTCAAGGCTGCTAAGAATGAAATGGGGCAAGACAAGTATTTGCAGGAATTTGAGTGCTCATTCGATGCAAGCGTTGAGGGGTCATATTATGGAACACTACTTCAAGAGATAGAGCAAAAAAAGCATATGCAAGAGATTCCCAGAGAGGAACTGAGCAGAACATTTACTGCTTGGGACTTAGGAATGGGTGACTCTACGTCTATCTGGGTGGCTCAGTTAGTGGGTACTGAGGTGCGCCTAATCGACTATTATGAGAATCACGGAGTTGGACTAGACCACTACGTTAAGTGGATTAAAGACAATGACTATCTTAAAGCAGAGCATATTCTGCCCCATGACGTTAGGGTCAGGGAACTTGGGACAGGTAAGAGCCGACTAGAGATGCTTGAAGAAGCTGGATTAGAAGTCAAGATTAGTCCCAGAATGGGACTAGATGATGGTATCCAAGCAGTAAGGCGACTGCTGCCAAGGTGTTGGTTTAATGTGCCAAAGGTTCAAACAGGCTTGAACTGCCTGAGAAACTACCGCAGAGACTACGATGAGAAGCGTAAGATATTCTATGAAAGACCGCTTCACGATTGGTCAAGTCATGGCTCTGATTCGTTCCGTTACTTAGCCCTTGGATTGGATGAAGGACATT